ATGAAAGCAGTAGATTTTAACAAATTACAAGTAGGGGATTTAATACAAGTACCACGTACACAGTTTGCGCCTATGCGCCGGGGCTGGAATGGCTGGTTATTCAGCGAGGCGGTAGTAATAAGAAAAGGCATAGGAAGAAAAAGTAAAAAGAATGTAGTTACGGTGGAAATGATGATACCGACAGAAAGAAACAACTACAAAACGGCTAAAGATACATTTTATGCAGATTGTGTTTTTGCGACACCAGCAATAAATAACGCAAAAAACATTTTGAAGAAATACGGAATAGTGGACGCAGAGGACTTTTACAAATTCATTGAGCGGGACGACGTAACGGGCTGCGATTGGATAAGGTTTTTAATAGAAAAAGGATTTTTATTTAATGAGTAGGCGGCAGCAGCCGCCACGAGTGCCGTTAGTTCAGTTGGTTAGAGCAGCCGCCTCATAAGCGGCAAGTCGTGGGTTCAAGTCCCACACGGCGCATTGTGTAGCAGGCATGGCGAGCCTGCAACAGAGGGCAGCAGGCGAATAGCTGCAATCTGGATACCGTGAAAAAATAGCGGCGGTCATACCAGCCAGAAAGTATGTAGACGTTTAACAGGTTTTCAGCGGCTTTTTAATGCGAAAAGCAGCCCACACGGTAAATAGAAACGCCAGAGCAGGAGAGCGGCACAAATGGAAAGACAGAGAGCGCCGCCGAAAGGAAGAGAGGCAAAGAATGGCAGCAGAGGCATTGATATTAGAGGACGCATACCAGAGAGGCTATACAGATGCTGTGGAAGATATGCGCAAAAAAAAGAGACAGCGGCAGCAGTGGGAACAGGAAAAGAAAGCCCGCCGCTGGTATTTCATTAAACAGAAAGCCTGCGGGCTTGCAATGCTTGCAATTACCGTGCTGGCAGTATGGGCGACAGAGGGCGACATAACAATAGCATTTATTACAGTACCGCTGGGGCTTACGTGCCTTATCAGTAAGGAAATGCTGATTATGAATGATTATTATTTTACGACAAAAGAGAGGAAAAAGAACCATGATACAGATTTTAGAATTGTTCGGCGGGATAGGTAGCCCACGTTGCGCATTGCGCAATATCGGCATACCAGTAAAAGCCATTGATTATGTAGAGATAGACGAAAAGGCAGTACGTTCTTATAACGCAATGTTTGCGGACGAACTGCCATATAAAACGCAGAGCGTTGTAGGCTGGAATTTAAAACCAGATATTTTAATACACGGTAGCCCTTGCCAAGATTTTAGCATAGCAGGACACCAAGGAAAAGCGACGGCAGAGGCAGGACGGATAAACAGAGGCAAGGGAGCAGACAAAGGTAGCGGGACACGTTCAAGCCTTATGTGGGAAACAATTCATATTATAGAACAGATGGGAGAATGGAAACCAAAGTACGTAATATGGGAGAATGTCAAAAATGTATTAAGCCGCTATATGCGGGTAAATTTCAACTTGTATTTATCAGAAATGGAACGGCTGGGATATAGCAGCAATTTTGAAATACTGGACGCAAGAGAGTTTGGTTTACCGCAAGCAAGGGAAAGAGTTTTTACAGTATCTGTACTGGGAAAAGAAAAATTTTCTTTTGATGATTTGATAAAAACGCCCATGAAAGATATAAACGACTTTCTGCTACCAGATGCGCCGCCAGTGTATGACGTAACACAGCCAAGCGTTTTAGAGGCAATCGGAAAGAAAGGAATACGACGGGCAACGGTAATAGAGGATTGTGCTTTTACAATTACCGCAAGGCAGGACAGAACGCCAGCACAGGTAATAGACATGGGCGGCGGGCGCTACAGATACCTTACAGAGCGTGAGTGCTGGCGCTTGCAAGGCTATACAGATGCAGACTATGAGGCGGCGGCAGCAGTGCATAAAAGAGTAGGGCGTTACACAATGCCACTGTATAAGCAGGCAGGCAACAGCATACCAGTACCGATTTTTGAGAGTATGTTTAGAAAAATACTACTGGGAGAAACGGCAGAAAGTGAGGTATAAGCATGTATACATTCAAAAACGGAAAAAGCCAACATATAGGCGCAAATATCCAGAAAAGCATAAAAATTGATAAGGAAACGAAGGAGATTATAGAAAGCGTAAAAGGGCGTAGTTTTTCTGATAAGGTGCGCAATATGGCAGAGGAATATTTAAGGTTGAAAACAAAAGTATTACCTTAACACGTACAAAAGTATTACCTATTCAGGAATAAGTAATACTTTTTGCGACAGAAAAGAGAAGAAAGAGAGGCAATTTATGAGTGAGGTTTACATACGCAGCCAGAATAAAGAAAAGCTGTATAGACTGGGCGGTAATTACGCCTGCGTAGAGTATGGAGAGTACGAGGACATAAAGAAAAAGAGAGGCGGCGCAGAGGCAGACAAAAAGCGCCACGTAATTTGCATAAGTGACGGGTGTTTAGAGGAAATCGGAGAGTATGCCACAAAAGAGCGCTGCTTAGAGGTTCTGGACGAGATACAGAAAGCGTGCGTAAGCTATCTGTTTACGGCTGGCGGTGCAGCTATAGTAAGGGGCGGCATGGACGTACAGCCGTTTGCAGCAGTAATACCGAGGCTGTACGAAATGCCGGAGAAATAGGAGAGGCAGACAGTGACAGTAGAGGAATTTATAGGCACGCTGGAGAGTTCAGACCGCCTGCGCATTATCGAGGGAAAAGCAGAGGTTTACGTAGGGTATCTGGCAGCGTTCAAACCGTTTGCAGACCATGAGATAAGCGAGGAATACCGAAAATACAGAGAGCATGAGGTAAAGAAGTTTAGGGCAGTGCCGGAGATAACGCACAAACGCTGGAAAGAGCTGGGGCTTATGAAACCATTAGAGCCAGACCAGACAGCACAGTATAAGTTTAGTGATTTGCAGATGTCACTTTACTACACCATATACATACAGGAAAGGAAAGGACAGGAAGTATGACAAAGAAAAAGCCGGATTTTTTACGGGATTTAGATACTGCAATCATGGACGAGCTTACAGGTGGCGGTATCAAGGAAAATGCAGCGGGACTGGTAGGAACGCTTACACAGATTAAGGAAATTAAGCAGCTATGCGGGCTGCCGTTTTGTGGTTATATGGCAAAGCTGGAAACAGTAAGACCAAGCGGCGTGCCGGACGAGGTAACGGTAGTATTTGCAGAGGACGTACCATACAAGGCTTGCAACGGTATAGAATTTGACGTTATGCAGGAATTTGTAGAGGGCAGCAGGCTTTTACTGACAGGCAAGGCGCAGACACTTAAGGACTTCCAGAGCGGTAGACTGCTGGTATATATTCTGGCAGATTTTGTGGCGGTATCAGAAAAGGCAGTAGAGCAGGACGAGGTAGCAATAAGAGGCGTTATAGCGAATAAACCAACACACAGAGAAACGCCAAGAGGCAAGCGTATTACTGATATTACGGTAAAAGTAAGAAATGAGCTTACAGGCGGCAGCTGCTATTTACCGTGCATCTGCTGGCAGGAACAGGCAGACGAGGCGGCGCAGTGGCAGCAGGGCGACACTGTAGAGCTGCTGGGACGGTATCAGAGCCGCCAGTATGAAAAGGTACTTGATGCAGCCACAGGAGAAAGAGAACAGCGTACAGCTTATGAGGTATCGGTACGGCTGATTAGAAGAAAGGAAGAGGCAGAAAATGAGCGTTGAACGCATTGGTAAGGGCTATGTAAAAATCTGCGTGAGTGAGGAAGAGTTAGAGAACAGCATAGCTGGGCTTAGTCAGCTAAAACCTATTTTGCAAACGCAAGTAATGAAAGGGAATGGAAGAAACACAAAGCAGGGGCTTACTGACGCAGCGGAGCTGGGAAAACATTTTGATACGGCGATAGATGCAATGACTATGCTTTTGGCTGGGTTTAAGGAAGAAAGCGAGGTACAGAATGAAGAGTAAAACAATTTTAGGAGCAGACGGCGCAACAAAAATGCGGCAGATTACAGTAGGGATACACGGAAAAGGTGGCGAGACAGGCATAAAGGCAATAATGCTGCTTACAGCTTTGATAAATGATTTAAAGCAGTGCAAGACACCGCAGGAAGTATACGACGGATATTTACAAATTACGGGGTACTGCAAATGCTGCGTGGATTGTGATTTTATTGAAGAAAAAGACGCAGACGAGCTGATGCATTTAGCGGCATATCTGGCAGGGAATGAACAGGCACGGACAGAGGCACAACAGAAAGCGGGTAATTAGGTATGAAAAAAGTTTATATATGCAGCCCATACAGGGCGAAAGACGGCGCAGAGCTGGACAGAAACATAGATTATGCGCAGCAGCTGACACGGCAGGCATTAGAGGCAGGCTTAGCACCCATTACGCCGCATTTATATATGACGCAGTGCATGGACGATAAAAAGCCGGAAGAGCGGGCAAGGGGCATGGCTGCTGGGCTTGCGCTGCTGAAAGGCTGCGATTTTGTTATTGCGGGCGTGAAATACGGCATAACAGAGGGAATGGACAGAGAAATACATACAGCAAATACGCTGGGAATTGTGGTTATAGATGCGAGCCAGATTAAAGCATATATGCGATATGAGGAAAAGCGGCAGGAGCGGGCAGCGAGCGACTACGCAAAGCTGCATGAGTGCAAGCATTGTTACGAGCGTAGATTATGTAGCCTTATGGGGTATGAGAACTGCTGTACCGCCAACACTTGCACAGCTGCATATAGACGGGCTTATGAGTATGCCTTAAGCCGCATAAGAGAGCGGCAGGAAACATGAAAAAATAAAAGCGCCTACGGTGGGGAAACACCATAGGCGCTAAGCTATACAGCTTTGAAATACTATAAAAATTATAAGCTATGTATGGCGCAAAGTCAAGAAATTTAACGGGCAGGCAGCCCGTTTTAACACTTGATAAAAGTATTAACGAACCGACAGAGAGGTAGATATATGCCATACGTAGAGAGGGTAACAAAAGCGGGAAATACGATAGAGATAGAGAGGTACTTTACCAGCAGATACAAAAAGAAAGGTATCAGCAGAGGGGATAAGGTAAAGCCAACAAAAGAAGAGCAGGAAAAAGTAAACACCAGACAGGCAGAGAGAAAGTTAAGGATACTCATAAATGCAAACTATGGCTATGGGGACTATCATTTAGTGCTTGACTATATCCGCAGGAAAGGAGAGCCGGACAGAACGCCGGAGCAGATGCGGCAGGACATAGACGTATTTTTGAGGGAGTGCAGAAAGGAGTACAGAAAAGCAGGGTTAGAGTTCAAATACATACACGTTATGGAGATAGGCAAGAAAGGTGCGAGGCATCACCACCTTGTAGTAAATAAAATTGACACAGAGATTTTACAGCGCTGCTGGTATAAGGCATACGAGGGGCATAACAGAGTAAAGGTATTCCCTCTGGACGACAGCGGCAACTATGCAGAACTGGCAAGCTATTTAATCAAGTACACAGGAACGCACAAAAAGGGTACTGACGGAGCATTACAGGGTAAGCGCTGGAATTGCAGCAAGAATTTAGTAAGACCAGAGCCAGAGTATCACATAATTTCAGACCGTGAGTATTTCAAGAAAGAGCCAAAGGCAATAAAGGGCTATTACGTGGACAAGAACAGCGTGAGCATGGGAGTACATAGCCCAGAGTATTACGGCTACGGGTATTTAAGATACACCTTAGTAAAAATAGCAGATAGGGGGGGCTGAAATGCAGATAATCAAGGGCATTGCCATTGCAGCAGTGTTGATAATAGCCGGACTGCTGGCGCTGATTGTGGCAGCATATCTGGTATTTAGAATTGCGGCGGCTATTTTTGAGCAGCAGGAGAGCTGGAAAGACAGCGGCAGCAGAAAGGGCAGAAAACATGATAGAAAAAATTAAATACTGGTTATTCCAGAAAGGCAAGGACTGTAAGCGCTGCTGCCTGCGGTGCAGACATTACGATATATGCCGCTGGGACGTACTGGGAAATGTGGGACTACAAAGCGAGAAAACAATAACGCTTTTGGCGATAGAGAACAGCAAGCCGCATAAGGACGGGCTGCTTTTCAGAATTTGCCAGTATGTAGAATTTAAGCAGAAAGCGAGGCGAGAAAATGAGAAACTTTAGACTGGACGACGAAAGCGGGCATCAAGAGGCATTATTTAGCTGGGCTGCATACAGAACAGGGCTTATGCCGGGACTGCAATATATGTATCACGTGCCAAACGGCGGCAAACGTGATAAAGCAACAGCAGCGGTGCTTAAGAGGCAGGGCGTAAAGGCTGGCGTGCCGGATATTATGCTACCAGCTGCAAGGGCTGGGTATCATGGGCTTTACATAGAGCTTAAGGCAGGCGAGAACACGACGACCAAGAAACAGAAAGAGTGGTTAGAGTATCTGCGGCAGCAGGGCTATTATACCGCCGTCTGCTACGGCTGGCAGCCAGCAGCGCAGCTGATAGAGCAGTATTTATTACATTCAGACGAGCTTATAAAAGAGCAGGAAACAGTAACCATGCGTTAGAGGCGACGCAGGAAAGAGAGGCAAAGAATGAAAACAATAAGCATTTTGAATTTAAAGGGCGGCGTAGCCAAGACCTTTACAGCGGCAAACATGGCGTATGAGCTTTACAGGCGAGGTTATAAGGTGCTGCTGATTGACAACGATAAGCAGGGAAACTTAAGCAAGGCGTACAGCAGATATGATGCAGAGAACGTAGCACCAGCCACAAGGCTACTGGCTGGGGATTGGGAAAACGCAGACGAGCTGATACAGCATACAGAGTATGAGGGTATCGACATTGTAACGGCGAATATGTCACTATTTGGGGCTACATGGAATTTAACCAAAGGGGACAGCGAAAACCAGATAGAGAGATACAAAGCGCTGGTAACAGCGAAAGTGCTGGGGTTCGGGTATGCAAAATTTGACTACATAGAAACAGAGCGGGCGTATGATTACTGCATCATTGATAACCCGCCGGATATTGGGCTTAATGTTGTAAATGCGCTGGCAATCACGGACGAGGTAATAGTACCCGTAAAGGTGGACGAGGACGCTTTAGAGGGGCTGGACATTGTGACAGAGCAGATAGAGGACGCAAAGGCATTTAACCCAGCATTAAAGCTGGCAGGCGTACTGATTACGTCATACCAGAACACAGACGGCGAGGCAGCAGGCGTAGAATGGCTGGAACAAAAGACAGATTTTAATATTTTGGGTACTATTCGGTATTCCAAGAAAGTAGCAGAAAATACTTTCATGCGTAAGCCGATTTATGAGTATAGCCCATGCTGCGGAGCGGCGCAGGGGTACAAGAAATTTGTAACAGCGTATACAGGGAAAGCGAGGTAGCAAGCGTGGCACATAAAGAGAGATTATGCGTTTACTGGCATTGCCGCAGGACTGGCGGTACGGAGTGCTGGAACTGGGGCAGTAAATTTGCAGGGAAGAAATGTCCGCAAAGCGACGCTTGCGAGCATTGGAGAACGTGCGAAATGTGCAACGGAGTAATGGGACAGTGCAAGAAAAAACAAAGGATTGTGAAAGCGAGGTAGAGAATATGGCAAAGTTTGGCATTAACGACATTCTGAACGCAAAGACGAAAGCAGCAGGGCAGCAGGCACAGACAGAGGGATACAAAGAGATTTATTTAAGCCCTTACGAGGTAAAGGCAGCGCAGGAGAATACGCACCAGAAATTAGAGAACATAGAAGAGCTGGCAGACAGCTTTTTACACGTAGGACAGGAACAGCCTACAGTATTGGCGAGAGTAAACGGGGAATACCGTATAATCGACGGACACAGACGTAATGCGGCAAATATTTTGAACTTAGAGCGGGGGCATAAGGAGTATGAGAAAGTGCTTTACCGCTTTATGGATATGAGCGAGGCAATGTATGAGCTGCGCTTATTGGCTGGCAACGGATTTACGCAGGAGCTTACAGCTTATGAAAAAACCAGATTAGTAGAGCGTACAAAAGCGGCGCTTATCAGAGCCAAGGAAGAGGACGGCTTAGAGATACAAGGCAAAATGCGTGATTTAGTGGCGGCTATGATAAACGAAAGCAGCACAAACGTAGCCAGAATGGACGCAATCAACAACAACGCAACGCCGGAGATTAAAGAGCAGCTGAAAGAGGGAAATTTAGGTATCACTGCTGCATACGAGGCAGCAAAGCTGGACGAGGACGAGCAGAAAGAAATAGCGAAAAAAGCAGCAGCGGGCAAAAATGTGAGGGCAAAGGAAATAGCGGAAAAGGTAGCAGAGAAAAAGGCAGGGGACGATTACGAAACACCGCACCCAGAAAGCATAACGTCTTTGTGCTATTCCTGCCAGAAATACAAGGACTGCAACGTAAAAACGGGAACGTGCCAGAAATGCGACCAGTACATAAACAAGGCAGAGGCTGAAAAGACGGACGAACAGCGGTACAGCGAAGAGCAGGACGCTATAGACCGCCAGACAAAGAAGAAATTGCAGGAGCGGGCAGACGCAGAAAAAATGGAGCATCTGCCAAGCGAGGGAAACACAGAGCATAAGCAGCATGAGATAAAAATAGTGGCATCTTATTACGAGGACGTAGTAAGCGGGAAAAAAGGCTTTGAGCTGCGGAAGAATGGCAGAGGCTATAAACAGGGCGACAGCCTTAAAATGCTGGAATTTAAGGACGGTAAGCATACAGGGCGCACGATTGATGCAGATATTATTTATATGCTGGAAGATTATACAGGGCTTACAGAGGGCTACTGTATTCTGGGTATCAGAGTAACAGACTATACAGGTAAGGTGTCCGAAACGGACACAGAAAGCGGGGCAGAGCATGAATAGACGGCAGCGGAAAAAGAAGAAAGCACAGGTATTTACAATTATTCTGGGCTGTACGGCGTTTTGCAAGGCAGAGCAATACGAGAAGATGCGGAAAAGCGTAGAATATCAGTTACGAACAGGCAGCGTGGTTATGCTGCCTGCATACTTGCACGTAGAGGCAATTATAAAGCAGCGAGGCGGCAGAAATATTGAGATTAAGCAGGAAAACGGGGTAGTAAATGTTTGAGTATATGGACGGCATAGTAGATGCAGTGGAAGAAATTGCACAGGCAGCAGTAGACGTAGCAGTATTTGTGACGATATGCACAGCAAAAGCGGTGTTGATAATAACAGCGCCAGTATGGATATTGCCGTATGCGATATGGAGAAAGGGGCGTAAGCAGTGAAATACAGACAGTGGAAAAAGAACTATAAGAAAAAGCATGGAGTAAACCCGCCGTTAGAGCTGGACAAGCGAAAAAAGCGCAGGATTGCAAGAAAAATGGCAAGACAGATAAATAAAACCTTACCAACAGCAGCAGAAACATTGGCGGCAGCTATTAACAGCTGGGCGCAGAGTATAAAGCCAGCACTGGCGACATTATGCGAGAACGTAGCAGCGGCGTTTAGCAATATGGCAGCAGGATTGAGAGAAGAAAGCGAGGCGGTAGAAAATGACTAATATTTTACTGGGAATTATAGCACTGGAATTGCTGGCGATATTTTCAAAGCTGGACAAGCTGGAAGAGAGGGGCAGAGAGAATGAATAATGTATCACTTACAGGGCGGCTTACAAGAGAGCCAGAGCTTAGATATGGCGGGCAGGACAATAGCACAGCTATTACCCGCTTTACGCTTGCGGTAGACGACGGGAAAGACACAGATTTTATAAATATTAAGTGTTTCGGACGCACTGCGGAATGGGCACAGAAATGGTTAAGCAAGGGAAGTAAAGCAGAGGTAACAGGAAAGATTAAAACAGGCAGCTACGAAAGCCAGAGAACAGGCGGCAAGGTATATTACACAGAGGTTGTGGCAAACAGCGTGGGATTTGGAGAGAGCAAAGCAGAGGCAGAGGCGAGAGGGCAGCAACTGCCGGAGAGTGACGGGTTTATGAATATCCCAGAGGGAGCAGACGAAGAGCTACCGTTTAATTAACAGAAAGCGAGGTACAGAACATGGAGCAGGAAGAAACAAAGACAACAGCGGCGGCAGGGGTAGAAATGCCGCCAGCGGCTGAAAGCTGGGTACAGCTGCACGAAAGCGAATTAACGGAGCTGATGCAGAAACAGGCAAAGGCTGCAATAACGGAACTGAAAAGACAGGAAAAGCAGGAACGGAAGAAAGAGAAATACCACAATACTTTTACGCTTATGAAATGTTACCGTGATGCGGTTTTTCATATCGAGAACGCCATAAGCGACGGGCAGCAGTTAGAGCTTAAGGGAATGACGGACGAGCAGCAGCGTACATACTTAGAGAGTATCAGACACACACGCTTTAAGACATTGATAATGACAGCGCATATAGACAAGGCAGTAGAAGAGATAGAGCGTCGCAGAGAGGCAGCAGGCAGAGGCGTAGAGTACAAGGCTTTTGAAATGTATTTCATGCAGGGTATGGACTATGCGAAAATTGCAGAGGAACTGGACACAGGAAAGAACACACCGAGGCGCTGGGTAACAGGCATCATAAACGAGCTGTCAGTATTGCTATGGGGAATTGACGAAGAGAGAACAGCTGGCGTGGTAAAGTAATGGTAAAAACGTGGTGTTTACATGGGAAAACAAAAGAGATACAATGGTAGCATGAAATGAGTAGGCGATAGCTTAAGCCATGTGCGGCAGCAGTTGCCTACTCTTTTTCTATTCATTCTTTAGCCTCCACCCAGCGCATGAAACTTAGGGCGCTGGGGAATGAAGAAAGAGAGGGGACAGTATGAAAGCATGGGCTAAGAGTTTTTATTTATCAGCGGCATGGGAAAAAACCAGAGCCGCTTATTTAATGTCACAAGATTATATTTGTGAACGCTGCGGGCAGCCCGCAAAGATAGTGCATCATAAGCGCTGGCTTAACAGAGAGAACATAAACGACATAAGCGTTACGTTATGCTGGGATAACTTAGAGGCGTTGTGCCAAGACTGCCACAACAAGGAACACCACAAACAGGAGAGACATAAGCGGTATCGGTTCGACGAGAATGGCGGCATACTCCCCCCATATCAGAAAAATAATTAAAGGGGGCGAATACCGAGGGGGATACCCTAAAATTACCCTACGGGCGTGCGCACGGGTGGTGTAGGGGGTGTGGTGCGGCGCAGGAATGGAAAGCGGGGTAAAGGAATGGCAACAAAGAAAGAGAAAACCAAAGAACAGAGGATAAAGACAGAAAAGACCAGACTTAAAGGAATTTTTAAGGACTTAGACGAAAACAAAAGAAAATTAGTAACGCCGCTGATAGAAAAGGCTGCATTTATGAGCGTTGAGCTGGACGACTTGCAGGCGACACTTGAAAAAGACGGCTGGACGAGTGAATACCAGAACGGGCAGAACCAGTGGGGAACAAAGAAAAGCCCAGAGGCAGAAACATACATAGCGCTTAGTAAGAACTATGCAGCAGTAATAAAGCAGCTGACGGAATTAGTACCAGCTGCAAAACGAAAGACAAGCAAGCTGGCAGCCTTGCGGGAAGAGTAAGCAGGATTGCCGCCATATCGAAATTATATCTATGAGTACCACGCAAAGATTACAAGCGGCGAAATCATAGCGGGAAAATGGATAAAAAAGATATACGAAATCATTATAAACGGGCTGCAAAAGCAAGAGTATTTTTTTAATGCAAAGGCAGCAAACAAGGCTATAAAATTCATAGAGAATTTTTGCCACCACAGCAAAGGGCGTAATGATTTAATCAAATTGGAACTATGGCAAAAAGCCATAGTTTCTGTTATTTTTGGCATACAAGACGCAGAAAAAATACGTGTTTTTCGTGAAATTTTTATTGTTATTGGCAGAAAAAACGGAAAAAGTTTATTTGCATCTGCGATTATTGCATATATGGCATATTTAGAGCCAGAGTACGGGCAAGAGATATATTGCTTAGCACCAAAATTAGACCAAGCCGCATTAGTGTATGACGGATTTTATCAAATGGTACAGGCAGAGGACGAATTAGCAGAGCTGGCAAAGAAAAGGCGCAGCGATATTTATATTGCAGAGAGCAACACGGTAATAAAACCGATTGCTTTTAACGCTAAGAAGTCCGACGGATTTAACCCGCAGCTTGTAGTATGCGACGAAATGGCAGCATGGAGCGGAGACGCTGGACTTAAGCAGTACGAGGTTATGAAATCTGCTTTAGGCGCACGTACTCAACCAATGATATTAAGCATAAGCACTGCGGGATATATCAACGACAGTATTTATGATGAACTGATGAAACGTAGCACAAGTTTCTTGAAAGGAAACAGCAAAGAGCGCAGGCTATTACCATTCCTTTACATGATTGATGATATAGAGAAGTGGAACGACATAGACGAGCTTAAAAAGGCTAACCCTAACATGGGTGTATCTGTAAAAGAGAGCTTTTTTATAGACGAAATAGCCGTAGCAGAGGGCAGCTTAAGCAAAAAAGCAGAGTTCCTTACAAAGTATTGCAATATCAAGCAGAACAGCTCTATTGCATGGCTGGAATATCAGACGGTAGAGAACGCCGGAGTAGAAAAGACCTTAGAGGACTTTAGGGACTGCTACGCAGTGGGCGGTATCGACTTAAGCCAGACAACGGACTTAACGGCAGCCAGTGTGGTTATTCAGAAAGACGGTACACTGTATGCGTTTACACAGTTCTTTATGCCACGGGGCAGGCTGGAATACTTACAGGCTACGGACGGCGTGCCGTATGACATATTCGTTAAAAAGGGGCTGATAACCTTAAGCGGCGAGAATTACGTAGATTACCACGACGTTTACGGCTGGTTTACTATGCTGCTGGAAGATTACGGCATACGACCGTTGAAAATCGGCTACGACAGATACAGCGCCCAGTACCTTATTACCGATATGGCAAATTATGGTTTTCACATGGACGACGTTTACCAAGGCGAAAACCTTACACCAGTTATACGGGAGTTTGAGGGCATCATAAAAGACGGCGATTTTAAGATTGCCGACAACAATTTACTAAAGACGCATTTCTTAAATGTTGCGCTTAAGCACAACATGGAAACAAGAAAATTTAGACCTATAAAAATCGAGCAGCGGGCGCATATCGACGGCTTTGTATCTGTCATAGATGCAATGACCGTGCGGCAGAAATACTGGGAAGAGTGCGGCGAGCTGCTTAAAAATGCCGCATAGAAAGGAGTGTAAACGGCATGAAATTTTTAGACTATCTTTTTCATGGCAAAGAGTTAAAAGCCATAGGTAATTATTTCAAAATGCTGAACGGATACAGCCCGACGTTTACCAGCTTTAGCGGCGGCGTGTATGAAATGGATTTGACCAGAACGGCTATAAATAATTTTGCCACACATTGCAGCAAGCTAAAGCCGGAGATAGAGGGCAGCGCCCTTAAGTCGCTGGAAAAGACATTGCAGCATAAACCCAACTACTTTATGGATACAACAAAATTTATAAAGCGTCTGGCAACGTATGTAGCGGTGGAACACACCGCTTTTATTATACCTATCGAGGACGAATACGGGCGCTTATGTGGCTGGTATCCGCTGCGGGCTGAACGCTGCGAGGTGGTAGAGAGCGAGGGACAATTATATTTACGGTATCTGTTTGCAAATGGCAGCTATGGAGCTATTGAGTTTGAACGTGTAGGCATTATGACAGACTTTGAATATAAAGACGACCTTTTCGGAGAGGACAACAGCACGCTTGCACCAACTATGCAGTTGATACATACGCAGAATGAGGGAATTATAAACGCTGTAAAAAATTCGGCAAATATCCGCTTTCTGGCAAAGGTGGCAAATATACTGAAACCAGAGGATATAAAGAAAGAGCGGAAACGCTTTACAGAGGATAACTTAAGCGCCGACAACGATAGCGGCATGATTATTTATGATAACAAGTTTAGTGAGCTGAAACAGGTAGAAAGCAAACCGTATACGCCAAACGCATTGCAGATGCAGCACATACAGGAAAATGTATGCACGCATTTTGGAACAAATATGGATATTCTGCAAAATAAATTTGATGAAAATACGTGGAATGCTTACTACGAGGGGAAAATAGAGCCGTTTGCAATACAGCTATCGCTTGTTATGACAAATATGAGCTTTACAGAGAGAGAAAGAGCCTGCGGCAATGCTATTTTCTTTTCTGCAAACCGTCTGCAATACGCCAGCAACGCCACAAAGTTAAGCGTAAGCACACAGCTTTTTGACCGTGCGCTACTAAACAGAAACGGCGTAATGGATATATGGAACATGGCACACGTTGAGGACGGGGAAAAGTATTATATCCGAAAGGAATATACAGAGGTAAGCGAACTGCACAAAGGAAGTGAGCAGCCAGTTATCATACAGCAAGTACCGCAGCAGACAGAACCAGCAGCGGGAGAAGAGCCACAGAACGGACAGGAAGAGAAAGAGGGTGTAAATAATGCCAGTTAAGAAAGAGCGGGAATATAGAACGCTGGTAGCGCCTCTGGCTGCGCAGAGTTCCGGCGAAAAGCGCTTACAGTCGGAGTGCTACGTAGAGGGCTACGCTACTACATTTAATGCGCCATACCTTTTATATGAGTTTGAGGACGGCACAAAGATTTACGAAAGAATAGACGCACACGCATTAGACAGCGCAGACATGAGTGACGTTATCATGCAGTACGACCATGAGGGCAGAGTATTTGCCAGACAATCAAATAATACGCTGATTTTAGAGCCGGACGTAAAGGGGCTTTTCGTGGCAGCAGACTTAAGCCGGACAGACTTAGCCCGTGGGCTGTATCAAGACATAAGCGCAGGAATGATTACTAAAATGTCATGGGCGTTTACAGTGGCAGAGGAAAGCTACGACAGAGAAACACATACAAGAACAATTTTGAAAATCAAAAAGGTTTATGATGTATCAGCCGTGAGTATTCCGGCAAATAACGATACTGAAATAAGTGCCCGTGCTTTTGCGAGTAGGAGTTATGAGCGGGAGCGGCAGGAGTTGCTTAAGAGGCGGGCAGCAATACTAAAGATTAAGGCGAGCTTATAAAAATCAAAACAAAAAAGGAGAACACAGACTATGAGATTAAAGGAAATTGAGGCAAGATTAGCCGAAATCAAAGAAGAGCTTAACACCAGAGCGGCAGAGCTTACGGACGAGGAAATTACAAAACTGGAAACAGAGGTAACAGACTTACAGGAAGAGCGTACCGCTTTACTGGCAGCGGCAGAGAAACGTAAAAAGCTGCTTGAAAGAATTGCAGCAGGAGAGCCGACAGGTGGAGCGGGAGCAGATACCACGCTGATTAGAAATTTCAAGGGAGCAGGCGGCGCAGGAGCAGGAGAACCAGAGGACAAATACGACACTACGGCATACAGAAAAGCGTTTATGAATTATGTATGCAGAGGCGTTGCTATTCCGGCAGAGTACAGAGCAGCTGAAACCACCACCACAGCAGACAGCGGCGCTGTAATTCCGACAACTATTATGAATGAAATTATCCAGAAACTGGAAAGCTACGGCAGCATTTATGCAAAGGTGCGTAAGATTAACGTACAGGGCGGCATTTCCATTCCGATTGCAGACTTAAAGCCTACTGCACACTGGATTACAGAGGCAAAGAGCAGCGACGACCAGAAAGCATCTGCTAAAAATTCCGTAACTTTCAATTATTACGGTTTGGAGTGCAAAATTTCCCAGAGCATTTTAGCAAATGTAGTAACATTGAAAATGTTTACTGATTTGTTCGTACCTATGGCAACAGAGGCAATGGTAAAGGCTATCGAAATTGCCATTTTCAACGGTACAGGCGAGGGGCAGCCGCTGGGCGTTCTGAAAGACAGCAGGGTAACAGCTGTAATTACTCTGACACCGGAAGAGTATGCAAGCTGGAACGGCTGGCACAAGGTAAAAGGCAAAATGAAAAAGGCGTACAGAAACGGCAGCTTTGTTATGAACCAGTCCACTTTTGATACTGGCATTGACGGCATGGAAGATAAGAACGGGCAGCCTATCGGACGCACAAACTACGGCGTGAACGGAGAGGAAACATACCGTTTTATGGGTAAGAATGTGGAAACTGTAGAGGACGACGTTTTACCGAGCTGGGACGACGCAAACGAGGGCGACGTAATCGCAGTATTTATGAATTTCTCTGATTACGTTATCAATACCAACATGGAAATGCAGGTAGTGAAATGGACAGACCACGACAATAACAAGATTAAGAATAAGTGCTTAATGGTAGTGGACGGCAAAGTAGCTGACGCTGCGGGCATTATCTTAGTTAAAAAGGGTGTAACAGCAGTGTAAGAAAGCGAGGCAGAGCATGAAAGGATACTTAGACGCAAAAGAGCTGGAAAGCTATAAGAAAGAGGATTTGCAGGAACTGGCAAAGCAGCTGGGCGTAGATGCAGAGGGAACAAAGAAAGAAATTGCTGCACGCTGCGCAGCCGTCGAGGTAGATATACCAGACAACAGCGAGCTTACGGAAGAGGACAAAAAAGTAGCAGCCGAGGCAGCGGCAGAGGCAGCAGCTAAAGCCGAAGAGGAAAAGGCAGCGGCAGAGGTAGCAGCTAAAGCCGAAGAGGAAAAGAAAGCAGCAGGGCTGGTAAAAGTAAAAGCACAGCGTCGTTTCCTTGACAAGGAATTAAATCAGATTAAGGATACTGGGGACGTTTACACCGTAAGCAGAGAACGTGCAGCAGTTCTGAAAGAGGCAGGCGTAGCAGAAGTAGCAGAGTAAGAAAGAGGGTGCGGGCTATGGCAGCATATACCACTACATTAACCGAGAAGATGCGGGCGGCGCTGCGTATCAGCAGCACCAGTGAGAAAATCACAGAGGAAATAAACGACTGTATAGCCGCCTGCAAAGCTGATTTGAAAAACGACGGCGTAAAAGTAATAAAAGAGACAGACGAGCTGATTATAAGAGCAATTACGCTGTACTGTAAGGCAGAATTTGGCTTTAACAACAATGCGGAACAATTCAGAAAGTCATACGACGCACTTAAAATGCGCTTAGCTTTATCAGTGGAATACAACACAGCGCCGGAAGTGTCCGAAACGGACACCGACGGCGCAGAAAGCGAGGTATAAGCGGTGGAGTGGCAGGACGAATTAACGCTTATTGCAGAAACAGCAGCAGAAAACAGGGTAAATAAAAACGGCTTTGCAGTAAAGCCGGAAGAAAGCGCCCGCACTGTATTCTGTAACAAAAAAACAGTAGGATACAGTGAATATTTTAAGAGCCAGCAGACAGGAAAGCTGGTAGAGGCAAAGTACGAGGTACACAAGGCAGATTATGGCGGCGAGGACGTGGTAGAAGTAAACGGGCGGCGCTATTTCGTGCTTAAAACCTACGATACAGGAACAGACACCATAGAGCTTACGCTTACAGACTTACGCCACAGAAACGAGGTGTAAGCATGGGAGAGTTTAACACAGTCGGGCTGGAAGATATTATAGACGCTTTCAGCCGGAGAGAGGCGGCTACAGTTGAGGCAGTCCCCAAAATGCTTAAAGCTGGTGCTGATGTGCTGATAGAGGCACAGAGAGCAGAGGCACAGGCAATGGGACTGAATGAAACGGGCGGTTTTATCAATTCCATAAAAGCTACGGACGTAAAGGGCGACGATACGGAGAAATACGTAGAGATATACCCACAGGGACGGGCAAAGCATGGAAACGACAGAAAAGGAGATAAAAGCAAGGTGCGCTATGCAACAATCGGCTTTGTGGCAGAGTACGGCACAAGTAGCCACGCTGCACGCCCTTATATGACAGTGGCAAACGAAAAGGCGCACGAAAAGGTAGTAGAGGCACAGCGCAGTATATGGGAGAGTGAAACAGGCGAATGAGTATACAGGAGATTTTAGAAAGCGCAGGGTTGCCAGCCCAGAGAGGTGTTTACACTGGACGGGATAAGCCAGACGCATATTATACGTTTCTGCGGCTGCTGGGTACGCCTGCGGTAAATGCAGACGACGAAGAGAAAGAGCGCAGGGAAATGTATAGAGTTACGCTTTTCCATAAGGGCGATTTTGAGGCGCAGCTTGATAAGACAAAAGAGGTATTGAAAGCAGCAGGCGTTTATATCAACAGCATAGACGCAGAAAGCTACGAAACAGAAACGGGGTACTGGTTAGTGCCTATCACAGTCGAGATTTTGAAAGAGGAGTGATTAAACAATGACACTGGGACTGAAAGATTTATATTACGCCGTATGCACAGAGGCAGACGGAGCAGAGAGCTACGGGACACCTAAGAAAATGGCAGAGGCAATGAGCGCCGATTTGTCCGTAAAGACAGCGGACGGCAGCTTGTATGCAGACGACACATTAAGCGTGAGCGTCACAGAGTTTGCAAGTGGAACGCTTAAGCTGGGAATTAAAGACCTTACGCCGGAAGTGGTGGCAGAGCTGCTGGGGCAGGCAGTAGATAAGAACAGCGTAGTATGGGCGGGAAAAGAGGACGAGCCGCCGTATGTTGCTGTAGGGTTCAGAGCTAAGAAAACGGGCGGTAAATATCGTTACGTATGGCTGCTTAAAGCAAAATTTAAAGTGCCGTCTGAAAAGTACGAAACAAAGGGTGAAAGCATCAAGTTTAACACGCCGGATATTGAGGCATCTTTTACAACGAGAAAGAAAGATAATTTGTGGAAAGCTGACTTTGTGGGAACAGAGGAAAGCGCAGCAGCTAAGACGTGGTTTACAGCAGTGCCGGAAAAGGCAGAAGCAATGGAAAGTGTATAAAACAGGAAAGGAGAGAGGCGTAGCATGGGCTGCGCCTTAATTTTATATCATGGGAGCATTAAAGAGCGGGGCTTTTCCCGTAGAGCTGAACGGCAAAGAATATGGTTTACTTTTTTCGCTGAACGCATTAGACGAAGTACAGGAAAAGTTTGGGGGCTACGACAAATTAAGTGAGGTATTCAATAAAGATAACTCAAACCTTTTTAAAGATACAAGGTGGTTACTTACGCTGCTTATTAACGAGGCACTTTTAGCAGAGGACGAAAACGCCCAGCTGCTTGAAGAGAAGAGGGTAGGCAGACTGATACACGCAGGAAATTTGCAGGAAGTACAGAACGCTATTTTTAAATCGTTCTACAGAGGAACTGCGGGAGGCAACAGCGACACAGAGAACGAAAACGACGGAGAAGAAACAACAGAAGAGGGAAACAGGGCAGCCGTGCAGGAAAATTAGATACTGCACGGCTTTTGTATATTGCAGTAGTGCTTTTGAGATACAGGGAACGTGAGGCATGGAGAAAAACACCATACCAGATAACGACACTGTTTAAATATCACAAGGAATATAACCCGCACATTTTCCGACAGGAACAGGCGGGAACACAAGCAGCTACAGAAAACATGGACGATATAGACATAGCGTTAGGGGGCTTTTAATTATGGCAGATAAGACGCAGAACGTCAAAACAAGGTTAAGTTTTGACGGAGAGGCAGAGTATAAAGCAGCCTGCAAGGAAATTAACAGCACCCTTAAAGTGCTTAATTCTGAAATGAAACTTGTAACGGCTGAATATAAGGACAATGCAAGCAGCGTAGATGCACTGAAAGCAAAGCAGACGGTATTACAGAAAACATACGACGAGCAGGCAAAAAAGGTAAAAGAAACCGAGGCGGCTTTAGAAAAATGTCGCAAGGCAACAGGAGACAGTAGCGAAGAAAGTAAAAAACTTGAAACCCAGTTAAATTACCAGAAAGCAGCGCTTGTAAAGACAGAGCAGGAATTAGGCAAAACGACTGACGAAATGGAAAAAGCAGAAAAAGCCGCTGACGAAATGGGAAAGGAAATAAAAGACAGCGGGGAACAGGCAGACGACGCAAAGGGGAAATTTTCTGGATTTACAAGCGTGCTAAGTGGAATGGGTACAGCGCTTAAAGCAGCAGCAGCGGCGACGGCGGCAGCAGTTGCGGGAGCGGCAACAGCCATAGGAGCGCTTACCACAAAAGCGATAGAGGGATACGCAGCACAGGAACAGCTTGTAGGCGGCGTAGAAACTCTTTTCAAAACGTCGTCTGATACGGTTGTTGGTTATGCAAACGACGCATATAAAACAGCCGGAATGTCTGCAAATGAGTACATGGAAACAGTTACCAGCTTTTCAGCGTCGCTGCTTGCCAGTATGAATAATGACACGGCAGCGGCAGCAGAAAAGGCAAACGTGGCAATTACGGATATGTCAGACAATGCAAATAAAATGGGTACTGATATATCGCTTATACAGAACGCCTATAACGGTTTTGCAAAGCAGAATTATACCATGCTGGATAACTTAAAACTGGGATATGGCGGTACAAAAGAGGAAATGCAGCGACTGCTTGATGATGCAAGCAAGCTATCCGGCATTAAGTATGATATTTCATCATATTCAGACGTTGTAGACGCTATTCACGTCGTACAGACGGAAATGGGCATAACAGGGACAACGGCAAAAGAGGCAAGTACAACAATAGAGGGTTCGGTTAGTTCTATGAGTTCAGCGTGGGACAACTGGGTAGCTGGAATGGCAGACAGCGAGGCGAATTTCTCACAGCTTACAAGCAATCTGGTAGACAGTATTGTAACAGTGGTAGGGAATATAGCACCGAGGGTAATAGAAACAGTGCCGAGGCTGGTAAGCGGACTGGGAGAAATCGTAGAGCAGCTTGCAACGTATATACCACAGGTTATACAGGAGTTATTACCGCCTTTAATGAGCGGCGTACAGGACTTGCTTAATACGCTGGTTGGAATGCTGCCGGAAATGATAAGCATAATCGGGCAGATTATACCGACAATCATAGATACGCTGCTTACTATATTACCGCAGCTTTTAGAGGCAGGCGTACAGATTATTACGGAATTGGCGCAAGGTATCGCACAAGCGTTACCTACATTGCTGCCAACAATCGTAACGGTGGTTACGAACATTGTAACCATGCTGATAGAAAATATACCGTTGCTGATTACAGCAGCATTACAGCTGCTTACGGGGCTGGCGCAGGGGCTGGTAGCAGCGCTGCCCGTACTGATTGAGGCACTGCCGGAAATCATAACGGCTATCATAAATGCACTGGTTGAGGGCATACCGCTTATTATCGAAAGTGCGGGCGATATTATAGTTGCATTGATTGACGGCATCATAGATGCAATACCGCTTTTAATCGCAGCCATACCGCAGATTATAGCAGCCATTGTAACAGGACTGATTACGGGGCTGCCTAAGATTTTGACGGCGGCAGGCAAGCTGGTAACGACAATCATAAATAAAATAAAAGAGCTACCTACTCTGATACCGCAGGCAATCGCTGCGGGCGTTGAGAAAATAGCAGAGTGGGGCGCAAATATGCAGGAAAAAGGCGGCACAGTTATAACAGATTTTGTAACGAAAGTTATAGATATTGTTAAGGAACTGCCGCAGAAAATCTGGAACAGTATAGTAAGCGCAGTAACCAGAGTGGCTACGTGGGGCGCAAATATGCAGACCAAAGCCAAAGAAGTAATGAACACAATGCTTACGAACATTGTAACGATTGTGAAAGAAACGCCTGCTAAAATCTGGAACAGTATAGTAGGGGCAGTAACCAGAGTGGCTACGTGGGGTAACAATATGCTTACGAAAGCCAAAGAGGTAATGAATGCCATGGTAACAGGCGTTATTACGATTGTTAAGGAACTGCCGCAGAAAATCTGGAACAGCATAGTAGGGGCAGTTACCAAAGTGGCTACGTGGGGTAACAATATGCTTACGAAAGCCAAAGAGGTAATGAATGCC